GTGCGCACGCTCATCATCGAGATCGTGCGCATCCGGCGCGTGATCGCCGAAGCGGATGAGTGGCGCGAGATCGTGCAGCAGGTCTGGAAGGAGGACAAGGAAGGGTCGCACCTCGTCGCGCTGTACAAGCTGCGACGGCTGTTGCAGGACGAGGTGCGACGGTCCTAGCCATCGCACTACCCTCGGTTGTCGGTCGAAAGCACTGGATTGGCCTGCATCTTCCCGCGGAAGTAGCTGGCGATGCCGAGCACCGGTGCCATGGTCGCCATCACCGCGGCTTCGGCGCCGAGCATCCCCGGGATATCGGTCAGCACCTTCGGATCGGCGTGCAGGAACATCACGCCCAGGTATGCGACCGCGACCGTGAGGCCAGAGATCAGGCCGAGCACGCCGAAGCAGAAGCCGACGAACGGGCGCCACGAGTACGTCGGCCAGTGGTCGGAACGCGCCTCGGCCTGCATCGTCTGGTTGACAGCCGACGTGGTCGCCGTGTCCGCGGCAAGCTCGGCCTTCGTCACGTCGGCATCGATCCGCGCGAGTTCGACCTGCTTGTCCATCACCGCCTTCTGGAACTGCATCGCGAGGTTCGGGTCGGCCTGGATCGCTGCGAGCGCAGTGTCGCCGGTCGGCTGGCCGGTCACGACCTTGGCGACGTCGACCACCTTCGTCGCGACGTCTTCAGCCTTCGGGCCGCCGAGCCAACCGGCGATCGTCGGCGCGAGATTGCCGGCCAGCTCGGCCAGCGCAAGAGCGATGGGAATCATCAGGCAGCCCCTTTCATCAGGTTGTTGGCGATGCGGTTGACCCAGCCCTTGCCGAAGCTGATCCAGGTCTTGAGAGAGGTGAAGTAACGGATGCGCAGCGCGTTCCAGCGCATCATGAAGCGCAGCGGGTCGGTGGCCTGCACTGCTGCGATCGTCGCCGGCCCGAGCACGCCGTCGACGCGCGCGCCGGCAGCGCCCTGCATCCAGATCACCGGATGGCCGCCGTTGTAGTTCGAGTCGAGGATCTGGAACGCCACGCGGGCGTCGAGCGCATCCAGCTTCAGCGGATCCCAGTAGAAGCGCTTCGCGATCGCCTTCGCGGTATCGCGCGGCAAGTCGCGCATCGTTCCGGTGTAGCCGGCCGCGCGCGCGACGCGCGCCGTGATGCCCCACATCGTTTCGCCACCCGGATCCTTCGGGTTGTTCGAATAGCCGCCTTCGTTTCCGATCAGCGCGTCGAACGCGTCATCGAAGCTGCTCACGTCACTCCCTCCCGATGACTGCGCGCGCCTTCCGGCGCAGCAGGATTTCAATGTACTGCGATCCGACGATGCCGAGCGCGCTTCCGATACCGAGCAGCGCGAGCGGATCGAGATTCGGGATCTGCAGCAGCGCGACGCCGGCGACCATCGACGTAGCCGAACCGAGCAGCGCACGACCAACGATCACGCGAAACGTGATCTGCTCGCTGCTGACGAGCAATTTCGCAATTCCGATAAGAGCACCCATGATGATCAGCTCCAGAAACGTTTTTTCATGATCTTGCATGTAGACCCCGTGTTAAATGGTTTTGTATTAAAAAATATGCCAGGAGGCTGACTAAGAAATCACGACAAAGTCACGCCTTTCCACGCCGAACCATTCCAAATCCATATCTTGTTGTTGACCGTGTCGAAGATGATCGGCGCATAGCCGGAGAGCGCTGTCGGCGATCCGGTCGGCGCACCGCCCATCGCTGGGATCTGAAAAAAGCCATTTGCAGAGTTGAGCGCTGGACTTGCCTTGCCTGCGCCGATATCGCCAGTAAGTGGCGTATAGATAAGCCCAGTGACGCCACCACCGCCCCATGTATATGTATTTGAATCACGCCTGAATTGCTTACGCCATACTTCACTTCCAGACGTTAGATACCGGTCCATACTGAACTGATTTGCAGCAGTATTTCGGTCGATATAGGTTGATCCCGCTGTCGCGTTTTCCGGGCCAGCATTTACCGTTAGCGATCCGCTATCTATATGTATGCTCGTGTCCGAACCGATATATAAGGGATTCTTGATCGATCCGAGGCCATTCCCTGAAACAGTCGCCTGATCGAATCCATAACATTGGCCGGCTCCGTCAGAGTGAAGGCCATACCAAGTGTTATTTGTGATCGTCGCGCCACCGAATACTTCCATCGCGGCCAGGGATCCCATGTTCAGGCCGTGGCCATTACCGGTGCTTGTCACCGTCCACGCGCGCATCGAACTTCCAGAGTTAGATCCGAATCCGCAAAACAGGTTGCCGGTCGCCTTTGCGTTGTTGCATACCATCGCCGATGCAAACTCAGCAATAAATCCCCCGCCAAGTGGGTTACCCGGATTGCTGGAATCCGAGTTATCGTGCGAATAGGCATATACTGCGCTTACGAAGGATCCAGAAATAGCCCAGATACCAACGTCACCGCCATTCTTCACTTCCACTCGGTTCGTGTTCGCATCGGTACCGTCTGCATAGATCACGCCGCCATCAAGCGCTGCAATGCCATAATAAAATCCGTCGACAACGACGTTCGGCCCGAGTTTAGTGAACTGGCCGCCGAAGGTCGAGCATCCGAAATTGGACTTGCCTCCCGTCTTCTGGATATAGAACCCGTTGACTTCACCCCACTTAGTTCCGGGAGCAACCGTAATTCCGTCTGAGCTGTTGAACGACAACACGCAGTTCGCTGGTGTTGTGACGTTGCCGATCAAGTGGCAGTTGTTGCCATAGGGGTGATTCAGGACGATGTTGCTCAGCGAATAGGATCCATCCGCAACCTTGATCGTTACACTGCCATGAATGACCCAGCCTGCGATCGCTGACAGCGCAGCTGGAATCGTGGTGAATTGTGTCGGTACATTCAACGTCACCGACTCGCCAACGTTCACGAACAAACGTCGGCCGGCTCCTGCATTTGCTGCATCCGTCGCCGAGTTAAAGTCGGCGATCGTGAGCATGTCAGTGTTCTTGTCGTGCTGCGTACGCGCGACAGCGTTCGTGAATGGTTGCTTCACACCAATCAGTGCGTCTCCATTCGCAACGCTCGTCGTATCCGCGAGATTCGGGCCAATATCAAACGCCGCAACGATCTGATCCCAAATGGTCGTTCCGGATACGTTCTTCACGACTTGCCGGAACGTACCAGATCCCCAGATCGTCGCTTGCCCATTGGAGTCAAGCTCAATCGGATTTGTGTTTGGAATCGTTCCGGCCGAGTCCTTATAGGTCGTGACAAGATTCGATGTGCCGGGCGCATAGAAAAAGACTTGCCCCCCCGCAAGCGGCGCACCGTTCTGGTCAATGAACTGCTGCTTACCATTCGGTAGGAGTTGCATGCTAGCCTCAAAACAAAAAGGCCACCGAGAAGGGTGGCCTACAATCGAAAAAACGTGAGTAAATAAAAACGATGATGCTGAGAGCGCTCTATTTCTTGGAAATAGACCTCAGCATGTTCAAGCCCGCGCCGGGCTCCAATGATTGAGCCGCCTCTTTCCCAAGCGCCCGTTTCGCAAACATCTGGCGCGTCCATGTGCCAACCGGCACGCCGTGCGCCGCTACGTTAGCCGCGCCTTCCATCGCCGATTTCGCAGCGTTGGCCGCGCCGGCCACGAAAGTATTGCTGTTGTTCACATAGCTACCGCGCGGCTGTTCCTGCGTGTAACGCGCGACGTTGCCAAGCCTGTCGAGTGTTTGCGCGCCATCAGCTCCAAACACCAGATTGCTTTTCTGACCGAGATTCTGAATGGTCTTATTCAAGGCGGCCTGACTCACGTTGCCAGTTCCAGTCCGAAGATCGATGCCGGCCTGACTCTTGATGTGATCCATCAGGCCAGCAGCGATATATTGCTGATTCAGCGGGTCACCGGAAAGGTTCTGGAGCATGTTCTGCACATTTGCCGTTTTCCCGCCTGCTACGTACTTTTGAACGAAGCCATCTGCCAGCGGAGAGGGTTCGCCGACGCCCACTCCGTCATTCACCGCGGCCTTGTATGCGGGGTCCGCTGCCATTGCCTGGAAGCGCGCGCGCGCCTGCGCCTGCGCCGATTTGAATGCGGCCATCGCTTCGGGCCCGGCGGCCGGGCTGATGGGGGCATCGAGAATAGCCTGTCGCAGCAACCCTATATCGTGCTGGACACTGGTGTTTTTCGTTTCGCCGATTGCACCTGACAACGTCTGGTCAATGTCCATCAGGTCGCGAGCGGTCAACGGTCGAACGGCACCGCCAGAGCGATCGAATGCCTCGGGAAGCGCTACGACATTGTTCTTCGCATCCGAGAAAATCTGCTGAACGCGCGACGGCAACGCACGAAACCGCGTCGGCCCGATCTTCGATTCGAAATCTCGCATTGCAGCTGCAGAATCTACGAGTGCTGGTGTCCCGTCCGCATTGCGTGCACCTTCATACGCGCGAGCGATTTGCTCCTGAATCGGGGCATCGGCCTGCTTGTATGCATCCACGATAGCCTGCCCGATAGGCGTTCCAGACGGTACGTTCACATCTGGCGCGACGCGATCTCGGATAGCGTCGAAGTTCGCAGCGAGCTGCCCGTTCTGCGCATTAAAGCGTTCCGCTAGATCCGGCGCTTTGCCGCGAATATTCTGCTCGTGCGACAGGAGATTGACATCTCCTGTTGCCTGACCCGCCGTAAGCTCAACTGGCACCGGCAGCGAGCCCGCTTCGATGTGGCGCTCTGCGGCGGTCGCATTCAGGGTTCCTGCCTTTTCTTGCGCTGCAATCTTCTGGACGAGAGATTCGGGCACACCTTCGGCGCGCGCCTGGTTTGCAAAGCTGGTTCCTGCCGCCCCCATACTGCCGCGGCCGCCTACGGATGCGGGAGCGGCGCCCGTAGGAGCGTTGCCCGCCCCGAAAGCAGCCGAGCCGTTTTCAGCCGCTCCAGATGGCGCGACAGCTGGCCCAAGAGACCGCGAGAGGCGATTGGCCGCGGCATTGATGCCGATCCCCGCCGCGCCGCCGGCAACGCCGCCAGCGAGCCCGGCTGCTAGTTGAACGTAGGGATTTGCACCCGCATCCTGTGCACCTTGCGAGGCCGCTCCAGCGCCCGCGCCACTCGCGATCTGCGTACCGGGATTTGCCGCGAGCTCGGCCCCGATTGTCTGAATCAGCGGATTCGCCACCATCTTCGAGGCCGTTCCGGCCGCGCCCGCCCCCGCCGCCGCGGCCGCCATTCCGCTCGCGCCGGCATTGACCGCCCGCTCGAGCGCATTTTGCGGCGCAGGCGTCATTGCGTCGACACCCGCTCGGATCGTGTCGCCCGGATTGTGCAGATGCGCGCCAAACAGCGTATTGATCGTCGCGTTCAGCGGTGCGCCTACGAGATCGACCGTATCAGCGATTCCATGCCCCGCCGCGCGCGCCGTTAGGCCGACCTGCCGACCAACTTCGCCGCCGGGCCATGAAGTGCCATTCTGCGGTTGCGCAGGTGCCTGCGGTGCTGGCTTCTCCGGCTGACCCTTCGTCGTCATCACGCTGTTTGCCATCGACAGCAGGGGATCATCGGCGATTTGCGCCGGCTGCGCCGTCGGCGCACCGCCGGCGGCCGGCGTCGGCGTCGGCGTCGTCGCGGCGGCGCCCATCACGCCATGCGCCATGTCAAGAAGAGGGTCACCGGTCGACGCCGCCGGCGTGCCCGCGGCGGCCGCCGGTGGCGTCGCGGCTTGCGGACCGTTCAACCTCTGGCCGGTCGCCGAAATCACCGGCGCGCCGCTCATCTGTGCGGGCGCGAGCTCGGCCGCGTTCGCGCTACCTGAAAGCGCCGATGTGACCGTGTCTCCGAACTTGCGCACCATGTCCACCGCGCCCATCAGCTTGCCCGCATATGTTGGATCCTGCGCATAACCACCGGCCTTCAGCGCGCGGCCGTACGTAGCCGCATTCGCGCCGGCCCCGACCGCGCCGCGGTAATTGTTCGCGATCAGGTTGGCGAAGTCGTCGCCGAAGGCGGCGGGCGATGGGTACGCGCGGTATTGATCGCTCGTGCCGGTCTGGTTGTCGGTGGCGGCAATGCCCGGCCCCTTGATATTGCCGAGATTGTTCGTGCCAGGGATTATCGACTTGCCCCACCCAGTTTCGAGCCCCCACTGGCCAAGCAGCACGTCTGGCGCGACGCCGATGCGCTGGCTGACAGCAGCCGCAACCGGCCCGTATTGTTGGATGAACCGTTGGACGTCCGCCATCAGAATGCCCCGAGTGCCTTCATGGCCTGATAGTCCTTCACCCAGCCCTGCAGCTTGCCCTGCGCCTTCAGCTGCTGCATCGCGGCCTGCTGCTGCGCCGGATCGGCCAGCGAGCGGATGTATGACACGTCAGGATTGAATGCCTGGTTCCACTTCGCCTCGAACTGCGGCAGCTGGCTCGTGTTGTTGCCGTTCTGCGCGAGGAAGTTGGTCGCAGCCTGCTGCCGATCGAGCAGCGCCTGCTGCAGCCCCTTCGCGTGTGCGATCGATTCCTGTAGTGCCGGCAGATTCATGTTGTTCGGGTCGGGCTGGCCAGCCTTCGCCGCGGCGAGGCGCGAATCGCTCCCCGACAGGCCAAGCGACGACGCGGCCTGGTCAGCTGCACTGTTCAGGTAGTTCACCGCGAGCTGGTAATCCTTGACCGAGTCGCCCGTCGATTTCTGTCCGAACGCGCCGAGAATCGTTTGTGCGACACCGCCCGCTGATGCGATCGGACCAGAGCCCTTGCCTGCCGCAATTGCACCCTGCACCGCCTGATTCGCGAGGTCGTAGGTTTGCATCATTGGCTTGGCCTGCGCCGCGGCTGTCTGCAGCGTGTTGTAGCGCGTGGCCGCGCCGCTCGCGATGTCGGATGCGCCAAGCGGCGGCGACGTCGCGTAGCCGCCGCCTGGTTGCTGCGGCGCCGCGCCGGCCTGCATCTGGCCTTTCGTGTACGTAACGGGCTGCCCGTTCTGATTTACCGTGATGCCCGGCGACTGCGCCTCGCTCGGAGAGAGACCGTTCTGGACCATATAACCGACCGTGCCGACGCCGCCCCCGGCCGCGAGTGGATTCTGGTTGACTGCGACGGTCGCAGGTCCGGTGTTGACCTGTGCGTACCTCGGCATCATCGCGTTCAGCTGCGTCTCCCCGTTCAGCGCCGACATGTAGTGCTGCTGCACCCAGCCACGAAGTGCCTGTGGATCCTGCGGCATCGACTGCATCTCCGCCTGAAATACCTGCGGCGTGATCGCACCGGCTTGCAGCTGCGTAGTCGCGAAACCCATCACGTCCTGCGGTGATAGATCTGGTTTCGTCAGGAGGCTGCCGAGTCCCTGCCGAAGGCCAGTCTGCGCCTTGATCGATTGATCGAGCTTTGCCGTGTCGATTCCGATCTGCTGTTGTTGTTGGGTGTTGATGCCTTGCGCGATCTGGCTCATGTTGTAGGCCGCGCGCGGGTCCTGGCTGATGATCCCCATCAGCTTGTTGTTGTCGACCTTCCCGGTAGTCGGGTCGGTTGCCTGCTGATAGGCCGCCGAGACGGCGCGATTGGCATCGAGCTGCTGCTGGAGTGCTTGCCCGTTCGCGTTCATATAGCGGAACTGCGCGACCTGCAGCGCCTGCTGCAGCGGGTTGAATTCTGGCGCCTTCGCCTGGAGGGGGATCGAGGTATCGAGAGCCATGATCAGACCGTGAAAAGGATCGGGTTTCCAGCCGCCGTCGTGCCATACGACGGATTCGCGGCGGTCGCGCCGGCGAGCGCATTGTTGTTCAGCAGCCCGTAAGTCATGCCCGCACTCCCCAAGCTATTCAGGCCGCTCGAAATCGCATTCGCGGTCCCCACGACACCCGATGCTTGCGCGTTCGCACCACTCGTCAGCGTATTGCCGATGTTCGCTGCGGCGGTCGCACCGAGCGAGCCATTCGTCGCTGCTGCGTTCTGCCCGCTCCCCACGAGATTCGTGAGGCGGTTTACGTTGTTCGCCGCGCTGTTGTAGTTCGTCTGGAAAGTGGTCTGCGCCTTACCAAAGTTCGCGTTGTACGTGCTCAGCGCTCGATTGAACACGTCGTTGTACGTCGAGTCGGCGAGGCCCGTCGTATAGTTCGCTGCACCTTTCAGCGCGGCGCCGGAAGTGCCGAGCCCGCGCGCGGCCGCACTGTTCTGCACAGACTTCAATCCCTGCGTGAGCGTAAACTGATATCCGGGCGTCGCTTGCGCCTGCTCGGCAGTCGGTGCTTGGAAGTCCGCATAGCTGAATCGCTGCTGAAGCGGATTGTTCGGATCACTCGAACCGAAAGAGTATGTCCCGTCGGAATTCTTCGTGACGTTGTAGCCCATCGCCGAAAGCAACGGATTGATCGAGCTTTGCCCCAAGTCCATATATGGCTTGAGGTTTTTTTGCGTCTGCTGCCACTGAGCGTTTTGCAGCGCGGCGGAATTGTTCGCTGCGTCCGCCTGCGTCTGCGCAGCGTCGCCCGCCGCGTTCGAGCTGATTGCGGAACCGGCCAGGCCTGCGGCCGCGCTTACACCGATTGCTGCTGCGACCATGTCAGTCCTCCAGCCACTTCGAATACGTGGTCTCGACCGGCTCGAAACCGAGGAACCGGAAGAGTGCCGTCGCATCGTGCGCGTTCTTGCTGCCAACGAACCAGAGTTTCACGCCACGGCGCTTCAGCTCTTTTTCGACGAAGCGGAACATGCGCGCACCGGTCATGCCGGTTCGCTTGTCCTCGCGCACGAAGAAGATATCCGGCGAGCATGTAAGGCAACCGCGGTAGTGCAAGCCTGGCGCGATGAAGCAGACGAAATATGCGACGATCTCACCTGCCTCCCGGCCGATCGCCATCATCAGCGATCCGTCAGCTTCCCGCGCGCGATAGACCTCGACCTGCGGCTCGAGCGCAATGCCGCGATCCTTGTGCAGCGAGATCTCGCTGTAGTGCTCGTGCAGCAACGGCAGCAATTCGCCATAGACGTCTGAAAAGCGCTCGACTGCGAAAGTGATCATGCGAACCTCAGGTCCATGACGAGGTGAATACGATCGTCGGCGCTGTTGTTCAACACCTCATGCTCGATCGCGTTTTGGAACCACCAGATCTCACCGGGTCGCATCCACACCTGCTCATCTGCGCAACGGAATACGTTGCCGGGCTCGGACTGCAGCACTAGGTGATAGCGATCCCAATATGATGCGTGCCATTCGGAGTCGGCATGCGGGAAGATGCGGCCGCCGGCCTTCACGCGGTTGAGCATGCAGCGGCCGAGCCGCGTAGCGCCAAGTGTCGTCATCAGCGCCATGATGTGATTGCGTGCCTCCGGTAGAGCGTCGATCTCTGGGCGCCACGGGCATTCGTGCAGATCATGGCCGGCGAGCTTGTTCTGTTTATACAACTCAAGCTCCTCATCCGACTTGACCTGCACGTGGTCCTGAAATCGCAGATAAATCGTGTCAGTCTCGCCAAACGGACCCTGCGGGAACTTGCGCAGAAAATCGTCGGCCTTCCACAGATCCGGCTTACGGTAAATCGTATTCAGCAGCGGCACCACATTGATGCCCTCGGTCAGCTTTTGGAAATTCCTCATTGCTGTACGTTCTCCGAGCCAGAAACCGTGAGAGTAAGGCCGGCACCTGATGCATAGATCTGCTGTCCAGCCTGCAACTTATGTCCAATCACCTGCGGGATCTGCGCCGGCGCGCCCGCTGGGACGTTAGTCGACCATACCGTCGTCGCATCAGCCGCCGTGCCGGCTGCTGGCACAATGTACAGCTTGAGTGTCACCACGCTCGCAGATGGGTTCCATGTAGTTACCTGATGAATTGCAGTTGCCGTTCCGGAAGGAGCTGTATAGACGGCCGCAGCCGATCCAGTAAGGACGGACTGACAAAGTTGTTTCCACGTAATCATTGATTACCTCAGTAGTAAGCGATCTTGCGAGCCGTACCGCCAATCGTGACGGTTGCGTAGCCGGCCGGCGTGGCAGGAAGAGCGCCCGCGCTGCCCGCAGCCGGCGCGGTCGTCGTCGTAGCCGGCGCGAACGACAGACCGCCGTTGATGCCAAGATTCCCGGGTTCATCCAGCGAAAGGAGAACGGTGCTGAAGTTGCTGCTGATGATCTTGAAGACGCCGTTGTAGATCTGGATGTACTTCGTCGGGTTGGTTGAACCATTGCCCGTGAGCTTCAGGTTCAGGCCCGACGCACTGTTCACTGCGGAAACAGTCAGCGTTCCGGTGTTATTAGCACTGGCGTCGGTCAGCGTCGCGCCGGCGAACGTCGGCGTGTTGCTGGAGCCGAGGCCCATATTCACGCGTGCGGTCGCTACGTTCGCCAGATCGCTCAGATTGTTCGCTACCGCGGCGAAGTACGAGACGTTCTGAACGGCGGCCGTCCCGAGGCCAAGATTGCCGCGCGCTGATATCGCGCTCGCAAGGTCCGACAGGTCGTTCGCGGAAGTCAGGAAACCGGCGCCGTTCGACATCTGCGAGGTGTCGGAAATCATCGGTGCGCCGGCCGCCAGCTGCGTATCGATGTCGTGCATCGACGGGACGACAGGGGCGTCCATTGCTGCGATTCGCCCCTCCAGCTCGCGAACGCGCTGCAGCAGATCGCCATACCATGAAGCCTCGCCGCTCTCGCCCCGTTCATCCGGCCGCTGGGCCGACGCCGACATCGCCTGCGCGGCCATTGCCTCGACCACGTAGATCAGGCCATAGACAGGCGCCATATCGACGATGGGAACACCACTCGCTGCGTCCGTTTGCAGGGCCGCGATATTCGATTGCGCGGTCTTGACCTGACTCTGCAGCGCGGCGTTATCGATGCCCGGCAGTCCGCCCGTCCGATTGAACAGCGTGAGAAAGAACATGCGCCATTGCGGCGTCAGACGGCCCTGAGGATCGATCGGATCACCTGAGGGAAAATTCGCATCCGTCGCAATGCTCATGTGCGCGCCCTTGAGACATCGACCCACGCGCCGTTAAGCGCTGTCTTGACGGGGGACGACCACGACAGCTCGAACACACGATCGCGCGCATAACCGAGCCGCTGGAATTGGATCGAAGTCAGGAACTCGCCCACCTTACCGAGCGAGCCCGTTACCGCATTGCCCCATGACCGCCCGCGGTCATCCGACCAGCGTAGACGAACTTCTGGCGCCCCCGTATCTCCCGGTAGCCCGTTGCCGACTTCCATATCGGCGATGAACTGCCGGAATAGCACGCGATTGCCGTCCGCGCCGCTGATATGCGGAAACGACCGGATGTACTCCATCGCGGCGCCATTGTCCGTATAGGCGCTCGGGTCGAGCGCATATAGGCTGCCGTTCTGCCAATCGACGACGACGTTCTGCCCGTTGTATGCAGCGTGCGCGATCGATCGATGGCGCGATAAGCTGCCATCCGTTTCCAGATATGCTCGCTGATGCCACTGCCCAGTCGCGGTGTCGAAGCACCATGTGCGATTTGCGGTCGGAAACGTCAGCATGTAGAAGCCGTGGCCGCCCTGCATATACGAGTAGCCGATCGCATCATCGAGGCGACTGTACGTCTGGATTTCAGCTTCGAGCGCATGCGTCGAGATTCGCTCGGCCTGATAACTACGACCGGCGAATACGATGCCCTGCCCCTGCAAATCCTTTCCGAGCCAGAACAGTGCGAGGTCGATTTTCGCAACCGAATGCTTCGCCGCACAGCCGTGCTCGATGTACACACCTGGCATGCGGCCGAACGTGAAGTCCGACGCGCCGGTGTTGTACCAGACCTCTGTCGTCAGCTCGCCGAACAGCCAGATCTCGCGATGCATCACCGCAAGCGTCACGAGATTGTCTGGATAAGTCGACTTCGACGCGATGTCGAGCGGATCGAACGTGATGTCGAGATACTTCGAAATATAGAACTGCGACGTGCTCGGCTTATTGAACACGAAATAGCCATCGACGAAATCGACGCGATCCGCTCCATAGAACGCCTCGTCGGTGCACTGCATCATTGCGAGCGATGCGAGCGTGATGATGAAGCCGCTCGACGAGCCGTCCACGATAAACGCCTGTGTGCCGTTGTCGATCATCGACACGTGACCGGTGAACGTCGTCAGGTTGCCGAGTGACTTCCAGTTCCAGCTTGCGTCGATCGCATAGACAGTCGGGCCAATCACCACGAACAGCGCACCGTTCGTCGCGCGGTAGACGCAGCGCCCGACGTCCGGATTGACCGGCGCGGACAGCAGCGTCAGGCCCGGCGTCGGGTAATAGGTGAACGGTGCCGGCGCATCCTGCGGATTCTGCTCCCCGTAAAGGTTGACGCAGCGCTGCGCATCCGCAATCAAACTCTTCGCGGTATATGCGCCGAGGGTGAGGGGTACGCGCATCAGTACGGTCTATCGCTGTAGATGTTGTACCGCTGCTTCGTCGCGAGCCCGCGTGGCATGCTCATCGACTGGATCTGCAGGTTCATGCGCTTGATGACGCGCTTCGCGTTGATCGCGAGGCGCACTAGCGCGGGCAGCGGCTCGAGCTGGTATGACGGCGCGAGGTACGGCCCGAGGCAATATCGAATCGCCGCTATATATTCCGGCGGAAGGTTGACGACGCCGGCCGGCGTCATGAACTGCGGGAGCGCTTCCAGCGTCACGATGTGCAGTTCAAAGCTGTTGTTCGGCACGGGGAACATGAACAAGCTGCCGAGGGGGAACGCCGCGTCGTAGAACGCATAGCTCGGGAACGACGCCAGCGACTTAAGGGCGATCCGCGAATAATCCTCGCGCGCGTAGATCATCGTCACCGGGTAATCGATCGGATTCGGACTGCCCGGGTTCAAGCGAGCGTACGCGGCGTTGATCTTGAACGGCCACGCCGGCGTGTTGAAATTGCCGCCAGGGCCGACCGTGTATGACTGCGCGCCCGTCGACTGGATCGCCGTGTCGACCAAGTGGTACACGCTCAGCCGCTCGCCCTGCCACTGTCCGAGCATCATGTTCAGTGTGTTGAGGCCGTCCACGATGTCGTCGGGCGAGATTGACTGCCCGATACCCAGCGCGCCGATGTCCTTCAGCGCGAGGGTGATCAGGTCGACGGCGGTCGTCACGCTGCCTCCAGCGCCGCGCGGATCTTGTCGTCAGACCAGCGCTTGTCGATCTTCACGCCCTTTTCGGCGGCGATCTGGATCAGCGCCGCGCGCTCGTCCGAGTTATCGGAACCGAGCAGCGCGGCCTCTTCCTCCGCGTTCTGCACGATCACGTCACCGACCCACTTCGGGTACTCGACGAAATCGGGCTGCTTCTCGCGCGGCACGGCTTCGCTGCGGTCGGGCTTCGTCCAGCCCGCGCCGAGCGCCTCGAATGCTTCCTGCGTCTCGACGATCCTCGACTCGCCTTTCGGGCCCGTGACCCAGATCGGAAATTCTTGGAACATGCTGTCTCCGGAAGAAAAAACCCCCGCCGAAGCGGGGGCCGATTGTTGAAGCAGCGCTCCCATCAGCGGACGATGCGGCAGGCGAGTTCCGGGTAGATCGCAGCCCACCCGTACAGCACGTCGATACGGCACGGCACCGTGTCGGTACCGATCGCGTACTGGCGTGCGATACGCATGGAGATACCCTTGTGCACGCGACGCGCGCCCCAAGCGCCGTACTTGCTGACGTCTTCCAGGTCGGCAGTCGCCAGCGTGAAAGCGTCCCGGTGGTACGTGAGGTTCGCGACGTACTGGGTCGAAGCCGCGATGTCCCACGTCACTGCAGCGGCGTTCGCCGGGCCGGCCGATACCGACTGGTATTGCTGGTTCGATGCCGCGGTATTGATCGGCGGGAAAATCGACAGCGTCGCATTGCCCGAACCGTCAGCCGTAGCGGCGGCCGTGACCGTGAACTGGCGCAGCACGCCGGTCGATTGGCGGTTCTGCGGGTTCACACCGTAGACGCCCGCGATCGTGAACGTGTCGCCCTTGCTGACCGTGCCACCGGCACCGAGGCCCGTGACGAGCAGCGACGAGCCGGTCTGGCCCGCGCCCGACACGGTGCCGTTCGTGCGCGTGCCCGTCGTGAACGTGTTCACGTTCTGGTCCATGCCGATGTCGAAACCGAGACCCGACGGCGAGAAGATGCCCGACTCGTACTGCTCGCCGATCTTCGCGGAGGGGTTGAACAGGCCAGCAGCCGACTTCACCATCGCCCCGTTGGTCGCCGGATCCCATACAGCGGTGCGGCGCCCGTCGCGCGGCGTTGCCTCGTTGTCGAGCTTCACACCGGCGTCCAACAGGTACTTGATGTCGTTCGGCGTGGTGCCGACCGTACCGACGTTGTTCGCGACGTTCGCCGCGAGGCCGAGGCCGTCGAAGTCGATCTTGTTGGCGATCGTCGCCATCGCGGGCTTCAGGTAGCGGTCTGCGAACTCGTCGACGATCAGCGTCAGCTCCTGCGAGCTGAACGTGAAATCGACGTGGAACTGCGTCGTCAGTGTGATCGGCGTCGAGGTTTCGTTGACGTTCTCGATGTTCAGCGCCGCACCTGTCGTACCGACGAATCGGTTCGGCTTCCGCGCGTTGACGGTCGCGCCGATCTTTGCGCCGGAGACGGCGAATTGATCGGAATAGTCGCGGTTCGCGCGCGACGTGAACGCGAGGTTGTTCTCGAGAATCATCAGCGATTCGTCGAGGATCTTGACGGGTGTGAGAAGCGTGTTGCTCATTTATAGCCTCATGAACGATTGCGTTTTCGCCAGGCAATGTAATCCGCCGTCGACGCAAATTCCTGCGGCTCGACGGGCGCGGATTTGCCACCGACCGGAGTGATCGGGGCCGGCGCCTGCGATACGGGAGCGGGTTTCGCTTGGCCGACCGTCGATTCCAGACGGGCGAGCTCAAGCGCCATGCGAAGCGGAGGAAGGGACAGCAGGCGTTCGGCTTCTTCGGGGTTCTGGCCGAGGTGATGAAGCACCTTGTGACCCGCATCCATCGACGTGACCGCCTCGAGGAATTCCTGCGGAGCACCGCCGAGCATCTGGAAGGTACGCAGCGATGCGTCCCAGTCCGGAAACTCGGCTTTGCCGGCGTCGAACACCGTGTTGCACGCGGCGTCGAACTTTTCCTGCGCGACCAGCCGCGCTGCTTCCGCGCGCACCTGCTCGGCAGTCATCGGTTGCGCCGTGGTGACCTCGGTCGTCGGCTGCAGCTCGCGAATGCGCGCCTCGGCGGCCTCACGCAGCCGCTTTTCCTCATGCTTCTCCCGCGTCAGCTGGTCGATGCGCCGTTGCACCCAGTCGTTCTTGGGCTTTTCCTGCTGCGGCTCGGTCGGCCGCGCTGCTGCGGGTTGCTCGGTGCCCGTGGCCGTGCTCGTTTCTGCGGGCTGATGCGCCGGTTCGGGCGTGCCCGTCGTCGGCGTTACGGCGTCTACTGCCGGTGCTGCGTTCGCTTCGGTTTGCATGGACGTATCCAAGGATTGAGCCCGGTGATACCGCGCCGGTACGGAAACGAAAAAGGCCCGCTCCTTTGGGATGCGGGCCTTCGGGTAAAGCTGGACGGTCAGCGGTTAGCGCTGGCCGCCGATGATGTATTGCTCGGTTGTCGGCGTGATGGGGCTGCCCGTCGTGTTCACGTACTGGATCGCCAGCGTGTTCGCCGCGGAGACTCGCACATTGCCGATCGACAGGCCGACCTGGTGCGAAGCCTTGTTGATGTCGACCGAGTCTCCGACCTGCAGGCCGGGCACGGTGAACGTCTGCTCGGCACTCGTGTTCGCGGCGACCTGCGCCGGCACGAGCGTCTGGCGGATGATGAACAGGGTATCGACGGGCTTCAGGTTCGAGCCGTCCTGGAGGATTCCGATATAGCCGGGCATGGGATGCTCCTATGCGGGTTGCGCGGGCGAAAAAAAACCCGCGCTCGGCGGGTTCTGGGGTTGCTGCTGTTGCACCGGATCGGGGGGCGGTCCGCCTTCGGGTGCTCCGGTCTGCATCATCTGCATCACGACCTGCGTGGCGACGTGCGCGACGAGCTCGGGATCGAGCGGCTGGCCGAGCGCCGCGAGGCGCTTCGTCTCGGCGTCGTACGCCTTGATGTTTGTATCCTGCTGCTCGCGGCCCTGCTGCGCCTGCTGAAGCGCGCCGGCGAGGTGCTCGATCATCTGGCCCATCTGCTGCATCTTCAGCTGCATGTCCTGCTCGGCCGGCGTCGGACCTTCGCCGAGGATCTGCGGCGGGATCGTGCGATGCAGGCGTTCCGCGACCTCATCGGCCATCGGGAAGTCGGCGGCCTTGAACAGAAGGTCGCCGGCTACCTTCATCAGCCCCTGATCCTGCGACATGATCTGCGTCAGCGCGTTGAACGCCTCCTGCCGGCGCGTCTCGTAATTCGGGCCGACCTCGACCGTCACATCGTATCGGCCGATTCCCGGATTGAAGATGAGCTGCACCTCGTTGGCGATGCTCGGGCGCGGCTGCTTCGTCAGCGGCTGCTGCTGATTCGGGTCGAGCTGCGCGAATGTCTCGCTGCCGTCGTCGCCCATGATGCGCACGACGCGCTTCGTGTCGTAGATCTTCGGGATCAAGTCGATCAGCACGCGGCCCGTGTAGCGGATCGCGCGCGCGACGTTGTCGATGAAGTGATACGTCGCGCGATCGCCCTGCCGCTGGCGTGCCTGGATCGCGACGCCGGCCTGCGCGTTCGATGGCTGGCCGAATTGCTCCTGGTACTGGCCCGAGGACATCATCAGCTCTTGCTGCGCCGTCGTCATGCCAGTGAGGTAAGCATTCGCGCCGACGGGCGGCTGCTCGCGCTGCGGGCGATCGAACTTGTTGCCCTGCTCGTCGAACTGGTTGTAGGGCAGATACGGCAGGTTGTCCTTGTTCGCGTTCGCCCACTTGTCCTCGTGGCCCTCGAACGCTTCCTGCGGCCCGACGTACGGCGTCTTGGTCTGCAGCGCGATGTACTCGACGTTCGCCGACGACATGTAGTTGTACATGCGCTGCGCGTCTTTCATGGGGCGCGTGTGGCCCTTGCGCTCGACCTTGCCGTTGATGACGATCTCTTCGCCGACCACGCGCACGATCGGGATGTAGCGGCCCGCCCACGGCTTCTCGTCGATGATCTTGTCGCCCGCGATCAGGTACCAGGTGATGACCGGCTCGCTGATCTCGCGCTTCTGCACGGCCGGGTCGGCCTCGATCACCTTGCGCTCTTCCGGATCTTCGATCGAAGACAGGCGCACCGGGCCGCGCATCGGATGATTCACGAGCTTGTCGATCTTCGACGTCTTGCGGAAGTACTCGCATACCCGGATCTTGTTCTTGCTGATCCAGCCGTCGCTCTGCGAATCGTCGCCGAACACGACACTGCGCGCTTCCTCGCCCGGGTACTTCGCCTCGAATTCGGCCTTCGACATTTCCTCGAACACGAACGCGAATTTCGCGTCCGAGCCGTCCGCGGACTCGATGTCCGGGTCGAGGTAGATCGTGAGCGGATCCTTCACGCGGCGCAGGAAGATTTCCTGGTCGAACGAACCGTCGTGCGCGTACTCGCAGACGATGCGCCAGTAGCCGAGGCCGCCCTGCACCGCAAACTCGGTCGCGGTGTCGTACACGATCTCGGCGTGCGAGTTGTACTCGATGTGCCGCACGATGCCGTCGAGGATCTTCGCGATCTCGATGTCGGCCTGCCCGTCGACCGGCAGCGTCTTCACGGCCGGCTTGTTCTGCTTCGCATCGTTGATGATCTGCAGGTTGTGCTGCCGGACCTTGTTGATCGTCAGGCACGGCCGCGCATCGCCGTCGCGCGTAGTGCGGATCTGATCGGGCCACTGCCAGCCGTTGTCAGCGTCGCCGTTCGCAAAGCGCAGATCCTCGACAAAGAGCTTGCGGAAATCGGATTCGAATTCCTCGCAGCGCTCGAAGCGTTCCTTCGCCTCGGCGACGATCTTCGTGCTCGGATCTTCTTTCGGTTTGCGGGCCATTGCTCAGATCACCCCATCCAGGCGCCGCCGCCCATGACGGTCCGGCGCACCACAGGTTGTTTCGGTTTCGCGGGCTTCGCCGCGCGTCGAGCGCCCTCACAGGCATAGCGCAGCGCGTCGATGACGTGATTGTCCTTGTCTTCCAAGATCGGCAGAACCTCGCCCGTGAGCGGGTCTTCCTTGTATTTGTAGAGCGTCAGCTCGTCGATCAAGTGCTTGCAGCGCGGGTGCACGACGATGTCGAACGACTTCAGGAACTCGACGCCTTCCTCAAGCGACTTCGCACCCTTGATCGCCGCGCGGATCTTCGGGAAGCCGTGCTTTTGCATGTGGCTGATCGTCTCGGGCCGCGCGGAGTCCGCCGTGATCGGCCACTTCTCAGCGTCAGGTACACCCATGAACAGCTCGGGCAGGTTCACGATCTCGCAACCGACCATGTACGCCTCGTGGTCGACGTACAGCCGGTTGCCGTCGATGTCGCAGCGGATCAGCACCGACGGATCGGATGCAAAGCCCCAGTCCGCGCCAAGACGGAAGATCGTGCCCTCCGGCCGCTCGAATTCCTCGACGCGCCAGTTCTTGAACACGCGCGCTTCGCTGTTCTGCCGGTATGCACCGAGCCAGATGTGGGCGTATTTGTCCGGGTCGCGGCGCTTGTCATACTCCATCTCGGCGCGCAGCTCGTCCGGGAACCACGGGTTGTCCGAGAAATTCACCTCGATCACGCATGCACCGGGCGGCAACTCTTCGCCGCGCAGCAAGACGTCGACCGGATCGGTTTCCTCGTCCGGGTTCCAGCTGAACCAGAGCTCCGAGCCCGGCTTCCGGATCGTCGGACGCAGCAGATCGAGCGAACGCTGGCTGAGCGATTGCGCTTCCTCGATCCACGCGATATCGAAGCCTTCGAGCGACTTGATCGAGTCGGCCGTGTGGTTCTGCATGCCCTGGAACATGATCAGGCCGCCGTTCACCGCATTGATCTGCGAGTCGAGCACCTCGAAATACGCGCCAGCATTCAACGCCTCGATCTTGTTCTCGAGCAGCTTCTTCACCGAATGCTTGAGCGACTTCTGCACCTCACGCACGCAGACGGCATCCGTCTTCGCCATGATCGAGCGCTCGATCAGCATCTCACCGAAGAAATGCGATTTGCCCGAGCCGCGACCGCCGTGCGCGCCCTTGTAGCGCGCAGGCTCGAGCAGCGGGAGGAAAACCCGCGGCGTCTCGATCGTGAGCTCGATCATGCCTTCGCATCCACAATGCGCCGCACGATCGAACCGATCTTGCCGACGTCGCCAGCATTGATCTTCTCGATCTCGGCCTTGTTCGCGCGCAGCAGGTTCAGCCCGATCTCGCTCGCGTTGTTCGCCAGATTGTTCAGCGCTGCGATGCCCTTCAGCGCCGCGACGCTGTCCGCCGCGAGCGGATTCGCATCGTCGATCTTCGCTGCCTGCTCGTTCGCGATGGCCGCGAGCCGATGCGCAGTCGCGGCACCGTACTCCGCGGCCGATGCGAGGTGCCCGCTGATGTTCGTCAGCTTCTGCGCGAGGTCATTCACGATCGTCTGGCGCGCAATCGGCAAAGCGGCGATCTGTTCGGAAATATCCTTCGCGCGCCGATCAGCCTCAACTTTCTCCTGCGCTAGCTCGCGCAAGGGTTTCGCGGATTTTTCCCGTTCGGATTTATTCGGATTTATTTTTTTCCGGATGGTCGCCTCGTTGACGCCGAAGACCTTCGCCAACGAATTGATCGACTCGCCGTCGACCAGATGACGGCGCTCGACTTCGGCCCACTGCTCGGGCGTCAACGCCGATTTGCGTCCCATCACTGCACCTCGGCCAGATAGCTCCGCTCGATGCTGCCGCAGACGCCGGTGTCGATCATTTCGACCTCGACGCGGCTGCGATCGTAGCTGTCCGCGTCCTCGTCATAGCCGAAATCCGAGATCACACGCACGCGCTTGCCATCATGCTCGCTGGCCGGGCAGCAAATCACGTGCGTGGCCTTGGTGCGCATGATGCGTTACAGCAGCTTCGCCAGGTGACCGCGCGCCGCAGTGATCTCGTGCGCGAACGTGTGGATGCCGGCGGCGATCTTGCGCTCGAGCTCGGCGAGCATCCCGTCAAGGCGGGAGAGGTGCGCACCGAAGTTGATCGAGTCGGCACCGTCGGCCTGCACGATCGCGTACCCCTCACCGGCCGGCGATGCGGATCCGGAGTCCAGCTGCGCAGGCGCCGCAGCAGGGAGCGAAGAATCGCTCGGTTGCTGGCTGCCGACAGTTCCAGCAAGCTCTCCCATGGCGGCCGTGCCAGCCTCCGCATTAATAGCCGGCACACCAGTCGACGAGACATCCGGGAGCGGCGCCACGCCGGTCGCGCTCGCGCCATCCAAATACGTCTTCGTTTCGATTACCGGCTCGATGCTGCCCGGCGCTGCTGCGAGATCGCTCATCGTGTGCTCCAGTGGTTGAGGGTGCCCCGACCGCGTCAGGCAAAGTTCCGGATCAGCCGGCGGAGGACCTGACTTCCAGAACGTCCGAGGCTGCCGGGGTTGTCGCACTCACCGGCTTGCGGAAGGCGGAAAGCAAAAAGCCCGCAAGGCTTGCGCCTGCGGGCTTCGGATGGCGTCAGGGCGAACTGGCCCCCGCCTGCGGGCCAATTCACTCGGACAATGCCGGAATCAGTAATCTCGGCGCAGTATATGCGGTTTCATCGCGGTTTCCAAGTTTTCCCCCGACCTTCGCGAGCAGTTGCGCTATTGCGCGTTGCGCATGCAGAAGCGCGAAATCCCATACATGCTCGTGACCGCGCCCCTGCTTCAGCTTCAGCCGCCGGCAGATAAACGACGAGTGTGCGCGCCAGACGTAGTGCATCAGCAGGACGTCCTTATCGAACGGCATTAGGCGCTTCCACGCATCATTCACGGCTCGAGCGTCCGCCAGATCGATGCCGTCGGCGTCCTCGCACGACTCGCGAAAGCCCGATCGATACATGCCCTCGGCCGAGCCGGCACCGGCCGGCGCATAGCCTGACGATCGCTGCGCGCGAGCCCAGTTTTCAAGCCGCGGCTCCAGAATTGAGAGATTCATTGAAATACCTTCCTCATCGTAGTTCTCAAGATGTACGAGAAACCGTCATATGAATGGGCTACGATAGGCATCTTTTACGGAGACTTCGATGCCGGATCGTCCTTATAGCGTTGAGCTGGTTCACGGCCAAGTAAGCGTGATTCAGAAATTTCCCATTACGTTCGCCACGGTCCAGGAGGCGGAAAAGTTTGCCGAGAACATCGTCGTGGGACGAAACGAGGCAGTGCTCCTTCTGACCAATGGGGAAAATTCGAAGCCCATAAAAATGGGCGATGAGTGGCCTCGCTAAGTTCGCCCCAGTAAGGCGCGCGTCGTTTGTCCCGATGCGCGCTCGTATGATCACTTCCAGCCCCCGCGCGATCAACGCGTGCCGTAGTTCCTGCATCGCGCGCCGCGCGTCTTTGCCTTCTCCAGCGGTTCCCACAGCGACTTGCACTCGGCTCGCCGCGCTCGGCAAATGCCTGAGCGTTCGCGCGCACGAATGCGACCACGTGCGTCCAGATGCCGCCGTCGCGCAGGGTGAACTCGCGATAGAGAGCCGTCATTCGAACCCCCTCGAGCGCGTGGATTTTTGAACGGTATGCGTGGGCCATGCTCCGGAATGGTTCTCGAACCGCACAAACTCCCCGCTGTACGTCATCGGAACATCTCCCGTGCGGCCATGCCGAAACTTGGCAACGCGAATCTGGGCAAATCCGCGCCACTGCTCGCTGGCGTCTGGGTTGGCTACTTCTTCCCGATGGATGAACAGCACTGCATCCGCATCCTGCTCGATCGACCCGGAGTCGCGTAGGTCCGACAGCATCGGCGTGCGGTTGGCGCGCTGCTCGACCTGACGGTTCAACTGCGCCAGGGCGATCACGGCAATGTCCAGTTCCTTCGCGAGAGCCTTCAAGCCGCGCGAGATTCCCTCGATTTCGGCGTTTCGGTTCGATCCTTCGCCCTGCATCAGCTGCAAGTAATCGACGATCAGTACATCGAGTCCCGACTTTCGCTTGACCATTCGCGCCTTGCTGCGCACGTCGAGCAGACGAAGCGACGCCTGATCGTCGATATGCAGGTTCATGTCCCGCATCTTCAGCGTTGCAGCCGTCACGCGATCCCAGAACTCATTGTCGTCCGGGGCGTTCATCACACGGTCAAGCGGGACTCGTCCGAGCGACGCGATATTCCGGTCGATCAGCTCACTCTCCGGCATCTCCATCGACAGGAACAAGACCCCATGATCAACGGCCGCATGGGCTGCGATGTTCAGCGCGAGACTCGTTTTCCCCATGCCAGGACGAGCTGCCAAGATGATCGACCAGCCCGGACGCAATCCGCCGTTCAGCGCGCGGTCGAGATCGTCGTAGCCCGTCGAGATAACGCGCTCACCTCCTGTCGATCGGCGTTCCAGCAGGTTGATGTGGTCGGTCAGCGCCTGGGCCAACAGCTTCGGCTCACGCTTCACCGTCGCTTCGCCGAGCGCTTCCAACTTTGCCGCGGCTCGATCGATGAGCGTGCCGGCGTCGTCAGCCGTACCAGCGACCGATTCCTGCATCTCCGATGCGACGGCCAGCAGCCCCCGCTTCTGCGCCCGGTCGCGGACAATCGACGCGTTCCGCGTGATCGACACCGCGCTTGGTGCGTTCTGCGCCAGAGCGTTCAGGTAGGAAAGGCCACCGACATCTTCGGCCCTGCCCTTCGAGCGCAACCTGTCGAACAGGCTAACGATGTCGACGCCGACGCCATTGGCGATCAGCCCGACGATCTCGGCGAACAGTGCGCGGTGATCGCCGCGGTAGAAATGCTCAGTGCGCAGATCGCCAATCCGGTCGATCGCGTCGTTGTCGTTGAGCAAAATGCCGATCACTGCCTGCTCGGCCTCGACGCTATGCGGCACGGCCTTTGCAAGGTCGTTTGCGCTCATGCGGCCTCCTGCTGATGCTCACGTCGTGCTTGTTCGCCTTGCGTCGTCAGGCCGCATGAGCCGTCGGCGCGAAGGAACCAAAGCCGGAACCAGTTGCCCCGGACAGACTTGCGGTAGACCGTCCTCCAGTCCTTGTACCGCTTGGCATCAGGAATCGAATACCTGGCTTTGAACTCGAGCCAATGCAGCCTCAGCACGTCGATCGGGATGCCGGTCTTTTCTGCGTAGTCGAAAACGGGATCGTCTTCGGCGATCGGCTTCTCACCAGTCTCGCGACAGTTGGCGAGAAACGTCTTCAGGGCGATCGCTGCCCTGCGAGCGGGTTTGCCTGCACCGGTTGCCTCGGGTTCATGCCCCCCAACGGGGGGTATGGGGGGTTCTTCTTTAGTCTTCTCTGTATCTGTATCTTTCGTAGTTGCTACGGAATCTACGGTAGCTACGTAGTCATCTGCGGGCAGCGATGAAAGATATTCAACAGAGCGGTCAAAGCTCCCTATCTCATTCGAAATAGTCTTTTGAATCAACGAATTGAGTGCGTTGCAGCGCACGAACCATTCACCCTCCAAGCGCGTCGCATGGAAGAATTTGTGGATGGCCTTTTCGCTTCGCTCGTCGGTTTTCAGAGTCGCCAGCAGCTTAAATTTGGACGCAGAACCGACCTGAAGATCCTTGATTCTTGCCCACGGATTCCTACTGATACCTATCTTTACTACGTCGCGCTCCGTATCTACTACGTAGTAAACGTAGTTACTACCCGAAGCTTTCCCGCGCCCATCTGCACCATCCTCGCGACTTGGTTGACGTCGTGCCCACGCTGTCAGATGCTTACCGTCGAGCACGCGCCCCTGCATGGCCTTGATGATGGCGGAAACGGCTTCGTCACTCTCGTTCAGGGCGCTGGCGATGTCTTCTTCCAAAATCGTGTAAGTGCCGCGCTCTTCCGCTTGCGAAGCGGAAACCAGCAACTGCAACCAAACTGCTTGAACGACGGAAATGGATTGGCCCGAAGCGCGCGCGATGGTGCGCCACTTCGGGTCATTGGGCATGTCGTGCCACAAGCGGAACCAATCCATGTCAGTGCCCCGCGAGGCCGGCGGCATCTTCCATCAGACGGACCTGTGCCGGACTTCGACGGTGGATCTCGTGTCGCATGAGGTAGCAGCAGCGGGCCTGCAGAATCCGAGTCGATGCCGCGCACATCAGCTGCCCGAGCGCGCCGATGCGGATCTCGCGCGCAACGTCATCCGGCACACGGCTGACTGCGGCAGCGGACACCGAGGCGACGCGCATCGACCACGACCGCATCTGCAATGTACCGACACCACGAGGCGAAGTCTTGATGGTGACCTTCATGACCGCCTCACGCAGCGTCTTGCGCAACGGCCGGCTGATAGTTCAGCGGGTCGGAAATCCACCGATGCACTTCGGCGTTGCTGTAGCAGGAGTGCGTGCGGCTCATGCGGATCGGCTGCGGAGCCTTGCCGGCGAGCCCCAGCTTCCGCCAGGACTCGCGGCACATCGGAATAAAGGGCGCGATCTGAGCCCATTTGGAGAGGCCTACCCGCGGGAGGATCGGCTCGATCGGCCGGCCGGAATCGACTGGCGCTGCTGTCTTTTTCACGTTAGCTCACGTTGGGAAGTGATCGTGAGCAAAGTTTGTTGTTTGGCGACAAGTCGTGATAGATCGTCAGCTTGATGACGTAGTATCTTTGCTTGCAGACATACCCTGTTTGCCGGATGACGGGGTATATCCGAGGTCCTTTAACCAGCCATCAATAGTCTTCTCGGCCTGCTGTTCACTCATCGAAATATTGAGGAGCGATCGGGCATGGGAAACCACTCGGTCCTTAATTGCGAGAACGGCCTGACGCCGGCTTCGATAGCTTCCTGCATTTGCCAGTTGCAAAGCAAACTGGCGAACTGGATCGAGCCTCTCCTTGCGTGCAGCCGCTCCTTTGCGTGCGAGCTGCGTAGGAGCCATGCTCAGGGCTTCCTTCGCCTGCCGATATTTCACAGTCGTTTTTTTCTCAAGATGCAACAGTAAAAGACCGTAGGCATCCGCACACTGCGATAAGGCAAGGTCGATACTCCCTTCCCTCATCGAACGCTGAATGTACAAGCCATATATCATCATTGCCATCCCAATACACGCTCGGAACGACGAGAACTCTACGAGCTCGGGACGCCAGACATATGTGGACCACCCCTTGCGCATGAACACAGAGAACATTGCTTTAGAAACGCCACATGTCTTAAAAAGATCACATTCCGGAGAATCAAATACTGGATACTTTAAGTCGTAACTCGTCGATAACAATCGATTCATAGCCACTGCGCATTCGATCACTTGCGTGGATATGCTCGAACAGGGAATTCCTTTGCGCTTAGCAAGCTCAAATGGCTCACGTGCGAAATGAAAACCCCGTTTGAACATATTCCGAACAACCGGATGAATTTCACTCGAAAGCCTCGGACGCTTCGATTCCCGCGCACCTGGACGAAAAATCTGATGAAGCTCATCTTCTATTGAGAACATTGGGCCCTCACGCCCCCCTAATCAGGAACCGCGCCAACAGGGTAAGGGAGCCCTGGTTTTGCCCTGTAGAGCTAGGCACGACTATAAGTGTCAATATCCTTCTGCTTCGTGCTTTGTCAGATCCAGCGCCGTATTAGGTGCCAACGCAAAGATTTCAGTGAATCTAGACGCGTGCTGACACGGGGCCGTTCTATCGACCAATTGGACATCGCGCTCCAGGATGAAGATCCGATCCACCCTTTCAATCGCTTTCCACACGTGCTCTCGGACCAGCCCATGCTCTACCTGATATCCAATCAGCAGTGGTCTTCCCCCGGAAGTCAAGCCATACACCCGGCCCTCCATCACATGAGTTCTGTCCAACTCGTCGATATACGCTACTACGCATCCACCTGGCAAAAACGCTCTAAGTTCTGCGTCGGCTGTAGCGGGATTTTGAGTGCGTGATGCCAGGCTCCGATATGGAAACGCATCGATCCATGGACGTTCAAATGCCGGCGTCGGCTTTTTCTGCGACTTCCTGGACTTCGTCATCATTCCCCCCGCTCTGCAGTCGACAGTGAAAGAACGCGCGTGCGCCCGGTCACCCAAGCGTCACGGTCCGCGATAGCAAGCATATTGTGCTGCAAGCCGTACTCGAGCGCCGACACGATCCGGCTGCGGCCGTATGGGTCGATCCGATCAGCGACCGCGAGGCACTCGCGCAGCGGCATCGTGTCGATTCGCCCATCACAGCGCATGAGTTGAAAAATCGCCGGCTCTCCGTCACAAAGCAGTGAGTCACCGAGCCATTTGAGTGTGCCGGCCGGCACGCGAACGTCAGTCATGACGCACCTCCTTGCCATCGCACGCAATAGCCGTGACAGCGGCATCGAGCAAGCCCTTGGCTATTTCAACAGCCGTGAGAACAGCATACAAATGGCTCGAGCTTGCGGCGCTATTCGAGGCAGTCTCGTTCAACACGTCGCGTGCAATCGCCAGATGGCAGGACGAGGCTTCCAGGGCATCTACCAGCGGCAAGCCTGCAGTGATCGACAGAAAACTGGTCACTACACTGCTGCCGGAAAGCAACTCGGGAGCGGTCTTCAGCGCACGAATGTCAGTCATGGCGCACCTCCGAATCCGCCTTGACTCGTGCGTATGAATCAGCCGTCTCGTGCATGCGTTCCTCGAGTTCGACGAGATATTTCGCGATCACCTCGGCCGCATTCAGCAGGCCCAAATGAGCAGACAACCCGAGCGGCTCAGCGCCCGACATTTCGGGTTCGGAAAGACTGTTGTGGACGAGGCGCGCGACGGTTCGTAGCGCATCAGCTGCACGCGCAACATCACCGAGGTCTGCGAGCGAGACGAAGCCGCATACGGCACGATCAGCGACATACTGATCGCTCATCAGCGCGCCGCGAAATGCAGCGTCGGTATAGTCGGGTTTCGGGGAGGGAACAGCAGACGAAGACTTGACGGTAGACATGACAGCTCCTGTAGATTTGGAGCCCGCGTCCCATCGCCAAATGGGGGTGGGCGGGCACGTGACAGGGTTGGCGAACCGGCCTACAGGAAACCGGCAGACCCGAAGGTCTCCCCATCACGGCCCACCCGTAACAGAATGGACGTGATGATACAACGGACGAAAAAATACCGCCTGATGCGGCGGTCGTCCGCCTGTAGAACTCGAGTCGCCAAACCCGGCGCTTGTTGTCTCAAGCGCGATTGAAGATTATGTCCCGATCGTTTCGTCGTCAAGCAGAAATTTGTAAACTGTACGCTGCTGTACGCTGCCGTGGGAATGTATGGTCAACAGACGAGGGGCCTGTCGATGTCAAATCCGTCCGAGGAGCAGTGGGTTCCGCTGGAGCAAGCGGCCACACTGATGAAGCGTCAAGTATCGCGGATCAAGAGCCAAATGCGGAATGGTCGCCTACAGCGGGGAGTGCAGTTTCGTCTTGTCGGAGACGGAGAATTTGAGCTCAACATCCCCGCATATCTTCGATGGTTGCAAGACGAGAAAGCGGAGCGCAAGCGCCCCCTTGTAGAACGCGTCGTTCGGCAGATGGAGAGAGACGAAAAACAGATCAAGGATGCACTCGACGATATCGCTAAGAAGTCCTCTCCTTCATCCTCACCGAGGTCAAAATCCAAGCCAAAGCTGATACCGTTAAGCATCTGGGTTGAGCAGACATTTGGGGAATACGCACCTGCGAAAAACACAGTTCTGCGGTGGGTCAAGAATGGCTTGATCCATCCGGCTCCGAAGAAACTTGGACGTAGCTACTACGTGAGCCCGGATGCTGAATACATGACGGCATCAGACCTTCAAGTTCGAAGGATGGTCGGATACTGATGAATGACAGTCAGCGCGCGAAGTGGACCAACGGCAGAGATGACACTTCGCCGCCTCTGCCGCATCGGACGCTATTGGATTACGAAGCACTACCTCGTTCAATCAATGCCCGTACGCTCTCAGCGGTAATCCCGCTGGCTCTGCGCCCAATCTTGATCAGCTTGAGATCGCCACTCGCCGCAAGGCGATAGATTGTGGCACGCGACAACCCGAGCTTCTCCATTGCGATATGGATGCGATAAACGAGTGGTTCACCATGCAT